TTAAATTTTAAAATAAAAGATATTAAAAAACATTTGATTCATGATAAAAATTTTAAAAATAATCAAAAAACTTTTTTAATTTTTATGATTTTTATTAAAAATCATAATAAAAAAGCATCAATTATATTAGAATTAGAAAAATTAAAAGCAAAAGGGTATCTTAAAGGTGATATGAATGAATTATATAAGAAATTTAAACCATTAGTTATACCTTTAGGTAAAATTTATTTTTTAATAAATCAACAATTATTATTAAAATCATCTAAATCTTCTTTGAAATCTTCTTTGAAATCTTCTTTGAAATCTTCTTTGAAAACTAAAATAAAAAAAAATAAAAATAAAAAAACAAAAATAAATACAAAAATTAAAAGGAATGGTGGTTTTTTGTTTATGTTAGAGGATAAAGGAGACCAACCAATAACCGGTAAAGATTTAACAAATGTCTTAGATAAATATAGTGAAAGTTTAGAGTTATTATTTTTTACAAAATATGGACAAGACCCTACAGTTACAACAGAAGAAGGAGAAGAACTAAAAACTGATATTGCAAATCCAATGACTGGATTTAAAACTATTTTAGATCTTTCTAGGAAAAAAATATATGATGGGTTATTTGACCAATCAGGAGTTTTATTTAAAAATGTTCAAAATCTAGGTATGAGTGATTTATTTGATATTTATCAATATTATAGTTTATATAAATTGTATAATAAGGAATATAAAAAATCAGAGTTTCTTAAAAAAAAAATTCCAAAACCTCCACCAGAACCAACTCTAGGAGAACCAACATTAGGAAATATTTCATTAAAACCAAAACCTAAAAGAAGAAGACCTAAAACATCAACAAGAGTTTAAACTTTAATATTAATAATAATTTTAATATTAAAGTTAAAATTAAAAAAATTTTTTTTTTTCTTATAATTCTATTAAATTATAATATTTAATATTAAAGAGATAAAAAATATAAAAAATGGAATTAAATCAAAAAATAATTATAGGATTTTTAGTAATTGTTATATTAATTTTAATATTTTCTAAAATATCAATTGGATTTAGTGGAGATCAAACAAATTTAATAAATGATCAATTACAACAATTACAAAATAAAATAGAAAATGCAGGAAAATTAAATCCAACTAATACAACATCAGGCTCTTCTGGATCATATGGACCATCAGGATTTGATCCAAAAAATAGTGGATTATTATCAAATGATTTTAAAAAACAATTAGATGAAATTGAAAATAAATTTTATTATGATAATTGTAGAAATAAAAAATTATAAAAATTATAAAAAAATTTAATATTTTAATATTTTAAATAAATAAAATTATAATAAAAATATTATAATAGTATAAAAGTATAAAAAATGACTTATAATTTACAAGACAAAGATTATGTTTTTATTCCTGGTGGTGAAAATCAGCAAGCAGTTTCTAATTTGATGACAAATTTAAGAGAAAAAACAATAAAATTAGAAAATAATTATATAGGTAAAATTAAAGATATCCAAAATAACATTTATAATCATCAAAATGATGATAATAAATTAAAAACTATGTTTAATAATCAAAAAGATTTAGAAAATGAAGAAAACCTTAAATTTTATCAAGATTATCAAAAAAAACAAAATGCTAAAATTGAAGAATTATCAAGACAATCAAATGAATTACAAAAAAACCTTTATAATCCAGATTTTTTTACAAACCAAACTTATGGAACAATTCAATCATCATTTGGACAACATTTATCATTAACTCAAATTAAAGATTCATATATGATTAATGTTAATCAAAGTTGCTTATTTAATGATAAAGATAATAATTTTTCTCTTAAAAAGTGTGATAATAATTCAGTAGGACAAAGATTTAAATTAACTACAATTTATGATGAAACTTCATATTATAGCGAATTTAAAAAACAACCAACTCAAGAAATAATAAAACAATTTCCATTTAATATAGTTAAATCAAATGTTTCTCAAGGATGTTTAACTGATAATAATGGTACTGGTGTTTCAATTAATGAATGTAAAAGTTTAGAAGGACAAAAATGGTTTGGTTTAAAAAATATTCCACAAACATGTTTTACTAATTAATTTTTTATAGTTTTTTATTTTTATATTTTCATTTTTTTTTATAAAAAAAAATAAAAAGTTTCTTTGATAATATCAAGATAATAAACAATAAATAATTATAAAAAATAAAAATAATTATAAATGAAAATAATTTTAATATTAATTTTAATAATTGGTTTCTATATATTTCTTAATTGTTATATAAATAATAATAATAATACTAATACTAGTAATAATACTAATACTAATAATACTGAAATTAAAGAAAATTTTGTTGTTTCTTCTGATAAATATTTAGACAATGAAATAAATGATAAATTAGATGAAGCAATTAAAGAATTAAATGATATAAATGTTATTAAACCAATTGATAAAAACAAAATTTATGAATTAACTGCTACACAATTTACAGATAATCCAAATGATCCGCGTAATTCATATAATTCATATCAAAAAAGAGAAAAAGATCAAAATGATAAAATTATTACATTAAAAAATAATGTAAAATCATTAATAGATGAAAATACTTTTTTTTTGCCTAATACTGAAATTAAAATAAATTCTATTAAATCTTTACAAAATTCTCAACCTTTAACAGTTACATCACTAGAGAATGGAAATTATTTAATTAATGTTAATAATAAATGTTTAGAAACAAATGCTCTAGCAAAAACAACATTAAAACCTTGTAATGTTGATAATCCAAATCAATATTTTAGTTTAGATACTATTTTTAATGTTAATGATTATGAAAATAATTTAAATAATAATGGAGAAAAATATTCAATTGATAAATCAACTTTTAAATACCCTTTTAATATTGTAAAATCTATAGCAAGTGATAATTGTTTAACAAATGATAATAGTGTTTTAACAATCACTCCTTGTAATCCTAATATTTCTCAACAATGGTCAGGTTCCAAAGACCCTATTTTATGTTCTTATGAACAAGTCTAAAAACACTTTTTAGCGTTAAAAGCCCTTATGAGCTTTTAACTGAAAAAGTGTTATCAAAACACTTTTTAAAAAAAAGTGTTATCAAAAATTCACTATTTATAAAAAATGTTTTTAAAAAATTTACTTTTTTTTTTAAAAGTGTTTTTGATGAAAACAAATTTCTTAACATTAATTAAAAGTTAATAAAAGTTAATAACTCTTAATTTTAATAACAAAAAATAAAAAATGAGTATAGAAAATATTTTAGGAATTATTCTAATAATAGTTTTAATAGGTGTTATTTTATATTATTTAGTTAAAAATCGTATATCTTTTAATAAATTAATGGAGGGATTTGACCCAACTGATGTTCCAACTGATGTTCCAACTAATGCTATATCTAATAATCAAAATATTTGTAAAGATATTTCTTTGACAGGATTATTATCAAATCCTTTAATTGATCGTAATTCTTCAAATGTTATTATTAATCCTTCAGGTGCAGGTAATATAGTTTTAGGAACATCCGGTTTAGGTTGTTGGAGTGATTTAAATGATATTACAAATGCTTCAATTGTTATTAATTTAAATAAAATGTCAAAGATTGAATATATTATAACACACGGATTAAAATATTTTAAAGTTTATTTTAGTAAAACTGACAATGATACAAATTCATATGAAGAGATATTATATAAAGATACTGAAATAATTTCTAATAATAATAGAATATATTTTACAGCTTCTAGTTTTGATGGTATTAGTAAATTTAATAATTTAATTACTTCAGATGGACAATCTATTTTCGCAAAATTTATTAAAATTATTCCAGTTAAATCAGATGAATCATTTATAAATCCATATTCTAATTCTAATCCAACTTCTACATCAACACCTCTAGATAATACAATTGGTCCTAATGGTGTTAAAATAGAAATTATGGGATATTCTAATGATAGTAAAATTAGTCAAGGAGGTGAATCATTAATAGGTTCATGTAAATTTTATAATATTAATGGTGATCAAATTACTCAAAATTGGATTTCAGAACCTTCTAATAAAGACCCTAGATTAAGAATTGTTTTTGAGGAAAATGGTATTATTGTTCCTAAAACAATTTATAGTTTTAAGTTTAGTTCTAGTGATAACAGTACTTCTTCTCAACAATGGATTAAAGAATTTTCAGTTAATTATTTGCACAATAAATCAAAAGTAAGTGATACAATCTATAATATTAAAGGTAATACAAATTGTGGTAAAAATGAATATCAATATTATTTTGAAACTCCTATCATTGCTACAGAATTAATTATCAGACCAACTCAAATGAATTCATTAACAAAACCAGCTGAAATGAAAATAACTGATATATTTGGTTCTCAAATAACACAAGTTCAAGAAAAGGTTTTACTAGATAAAAGCAAACAAAAATATTGTTCTGCTGATAATCCAGATGGTTGTGGTTCAGTATCTGATTTATTAGGAAAACAAAGTGAAATTCAGCAATTATGTGATGCTCTTGAATTACAAGACCAGATTAAAGAAAATAACCAAAGAATTCAAAAAAATCGTCAATATATTATGCAACTAGAAGACCATGATAAAAAAATTGCTAATTTAGAAGAAGTTGTTGACAAAATGAAACATTTAAGAACATTAAGACAAAAAGCAACAGATTCTCAAATGACTGACCAAAAAGCTACTCAATCAGCAACTGATAAACAATTACAAGAATTAGTTGAAGAAAGAAGAAAATCACAAAGTCAATTTAATGTTAAACTCAATATTCAACCTGGTTCTTTAGCTGGTTTAGAAACTTTAGTTCAAAATGTTCAAGCAGCAAAAGGTATTAATCCAGGAAATGATACTGCAACAACTCCTTTAAACACAAGCACACCTGCTAAGGTTGAAGGTTTTACTAATTATAATTCAAATTATAATTCACAAATGAGTAATAATTCCATTAATAATATTCTTAATAATATCCCTGAAGACCCTTTTAATAATAGATGGTTGGATCATAAATTTAAACTTAAAATGGATGAAAAAACATCTCATGGATTTAGCAACCCAACATACCTAGAAAGACAATTTGAACAAAATATGAATAAAGGTTTTAATTATACGGTTTATCAAGATAATACATTCAAAAATCAAATGAATAATAATAATCGTCTTTTTAAAAAAGATAATCAATTTTTAGAAGAAAAGGTTTTAAGTAATAATATTCCTACTTTAGACCATAATGTTAAATTTGTTAAAATGATGTAAATGATTATTTTAGAATTAATAGTATATTAAAAATTGATTTAAATTATTAATTTAATTAAAATATTAAAAAAAAATGTTTTACACTATTGAGAATGGTAAGTTTGTCAAAGGTGATTTGCCTGAATTGCCTCCAGATGGAAAAATCCCTGAAACCCAGTTTTTTGATGGGAAGACAATTAAGGAAATTACGGATCGAGATTTTCTTGTTGAGAAAAAAGAGCATGTGATGAAATTTCACACTCATTTCAATTCACAAGGGGACCGTCATAAAGCTAAGTATTACAGCGATATACACAAAAAGGCGTGCGACAGAATTCGCTTTTTGGACGCAAATAAGTAATAAAAGGTCTTGACCTTTAATATAATTATTTTTTTTATGTTTTTGATAATACTTTTAAACTTTTTAAACTTTTTAAAAAAAGTTTTATCAAAAATATTTTAAAAAAGCATAACTGCCTTTAGAGATGTATCTAGAGAACCTTCAATCCACGCTTGATGATTACTAAAAGCTTCTCCAACTATCCATAAATTATTTAATGGATGTCTAATTTCATTTTCTAATTGGGTAGCATCAATATTTGTCTTTCTAGGTATCCAATAGTGAGCACCTGATTCCCAATATGGGTTAGCATCAAGCCATTCAATTTCAGGTATTTCAATATTAGGAAAGAGTTCTTTTACTTTTTTATTTAAGACTTCTAATAGTTTCTTTTGAGACTGTTGGTATAATTTTAACCAAAATTTAGTATATAAACCATCAGTATAACTTATCATAATTAATCCAGTATTATCACAAGGAATTATAAATTTCAAAGGTGAATCAGTAATAACTTGATGAGATAACCAAGGTGTTTTATATTTAGCATATATTCGAAATAATGGCTGAGGCGATACCATTTTTACAAGTAATTTTAAACTAACATTTGAAAAACGTTTTAGTTTTTCTTTTTGTATAAATGGTAATTCTAGCAAGTTTTTCGAAGGTATTGCTAAAACTAATTTACTAGTTTTAAAATTCTTATTATTATTATTCTTGTTCTTATTCTTGGTTAAAACATTATAACATATATTACTATCATAATCAATTGTATCAATCTTAAAATCCGTTAAAGTTGTATCTAGAATGATATCTATTTTAGGTTTTATGATTTCAACTAATTTTTCTATAATGATTTCAATTCCACCACTTAAAACATAATATTGAATATTACTCATAAAATCTCTTTTAAGACTTATAATAGCATCTCTAGCATTCATAACATAGATTTCACTGTAATAAGGATAAAATTGAGTAAAATCATTTATTAATTTAGGTGATATTTCATTAGCTATTTGATGAAAAGTTTTAGAAAGTAAATATTCTTCAGTAAATAACTTTGGATTTTGTTTTTGTTTTTCTTCAATTCTAGTTAGTATTTCTTGTAAAATTTTATCTAATTGATTTGTTATTTTAATTTCTTTGGTTGGATTGTCGCTAGAAATGAAAACTTTTTCACTAGTGAGAGGATATAATTTATTTTCTAGTTTAAATTCTTTGATTAATTCAAATAATAATTTATGGCTCTTAGAAAATCTAGCACCTCCAGCTTCATATATTAACGGTTTTTTACTTTGACTTTTATCATTTAAATCTTTATTTTCTTTATAAACTGTATGAATTCTTCCACCTAACCTAGATGTTGATTCAATTAATAAAATTCTAGGTTGGATTTTATCTTTTTTACTTTTAATTAATTTATTTTTTTCTTTAATTATCTCTAAATATTTATAAATTGTGTATAAACCAGCAATACCACCACCAACAACTATTAAATCATACATTTTTATTTTATTTTAATAATTAATTTTAATAATTTTAATAATTTTAATAATTTTAATAATTTTAATAATTTATTTTATGATTTCTTTTTATTACTAGAAACAATAGAAATTAAAATTATCCTTTAATTTCTTTTTATGATATTAAAAGTAAAGAAACAAAAACAAAAATATTTTAAAATATTAAAATGGAATTAGAATATTGGAATATTATTTTAGGTATAGTAATAATCATAATAGTTTATTATGTATATTTAAATAACAATAATAATAACAATAACAAAAATAATAACAAAAATAATAATAGAAATATTGAAAATTTTCAAAAT